CTGATTGGGTCTCAACCGGTAACTATGCCCTTAACTATCTTATCAGCGGCGACTTTAAGAAAGGTGTTCCGCTAGGTAAAGTATCTGTATTTGCTGGCGAATCTGGTTCTGGTAAGAGCTATATTTGTTCTGGCAACATTGTACGTAATGCACAAGCACAGGGTATCTTTGTAGTATTAATTGATACAGAAAACGCCCTTGATGAATCTTGGCTACATGCGCTAGACGTTGAAACGAGCGAAGATAAGTTACTCAAGCTCAATATGGCTATGATCGACGATGTGGGTAAGACCATCAGCGTCTTTATGAAAGATTACAAAGAGATGGACGAAAAGGATCGTCCAAAGGTACTGTTTGTAATTGACAGCCTTGGCATGTTAATGACCCCAACTGAAGTTAATCAGTTTGAGGCAGGCGATATGAAGGGTGACATGGGTCGTAAGGCCAAGGCACTCAAGGCATTGGTTACTAACTGTGTAAACATGTTTGGTAGCCACAATGTTGGTATGGTGGTTACTAATCACACTTATGCCAGCCAAGACATGTTTGATCCTGACGATAAGATTTCAGGCGGCGCTGGCTTCATTTATGCCTCTAGTATTGTAGTAGCAATGAAGAAGCTCAAGCTCAAGGAAGACGAGGACGGTAACAAGACTACAGAAGTAAATGGTATTCGTGCAGCCTGTAAGGTTATGAAAACACGTTATGCCAAACCATTTGAAGGTGTACAGGTTAAGATTCCTTATGAAACAGGCATGGATCCTTACAGCGGTCTATTTGATATGTTTGAGAAGTGGGGAATTCTTGAGAAGAGCGGTAACCGTTACAAGTATATCGATTCTAATGGCAAGGAAACACTAGAGTACAGAAAGAACTGGTCTGGTGAGCTACTCGAAATGGTCATGGAAGATTTTCCAAATAAAAAGAATACTTTGGTAAATACCCCTGATACTAACACAGTATCTAACGACTATAACGAGGAGCTCGAACACGATGTTGAATGAAAGTCAAATTGCCGATATTTGGATAATGTTTAAAGAATATATCGACAAGAAGCAGTTAGATATCGTAGCAGAAAAGTATGTTGATCTACTTGCCGACTATGGTGTAAGAGATGAAGTACTTGAAGAAGTGATTGGTACCGACAACGAACTTGACGATGCTATAAACTATTATCTAGAAAACGATTATTCTGATGACGGTTATGACGATGAAGAAGATGAAGAGGATTATTGATGGGATGGTACAGCAAGATATCAAGAGATATTTCTGAAATACCCAATGCAATACAATACTTCGAAGACGAGCTGGAAACAGCTCGTACCGAAGTAAAGTTGTCTGGCAACATTGAACGGGCGGCAGCTAGCATGCCCGGTCTTGTTGAACATCGATTCAATCAGCTTCAAGAAATCGAAGCGATCCTAGAGTATCTAAACATAGAGCTACGACGTCTGCGTAGCTCTTTCTTTAAAAAATATCTTGAAAATTATCAACGTGCTCTATCTAGCCGTGACGTAGAAAAATATGTTGACGGCGAAGCAGATGTAGTTGACTATGAAAAGGTCATTAATGAATTTGCGCTCATGCGCAACAAATGGTTAGGTGTACTTAAAGCACTAGATCAAAAGCAATGGCAGATTACTAACATAGTTAAACTACGGGTTGCAGGCATGGAAGATGCATCACTTTAAATAAAGAGAAAACATGCCTTACAGCAAAAAAACAGGTAAAATTGAAACACTACAGTGGTTTCAAGAAAATGATAAAAACATAAAAAGAATTTTAGATATTGGTGTAGGTTCAGGAACCTACGCTAAATTGATCAAAGGAAATCAGACCTGTAACGATGCAGAATGGATTGGCGTTGAAGCATGGACACCGTATATTGAAAAATTCAATCTAAAAGAGTTGTATTCAACTATTATTAATCAAGATGTTAGATTATTAGATTGGAACAACCTAGGTAAGTTTGATGTTGCTATTGCAGGCGATGTTTTAGAACATATGACTAAGGATGAAGCAATATCCTTAGTTGATAATATTTTAAATAATGCAAAGGTTCTAATAATTAGTATACCAATAGTACACATGCCTCAGGATGCGTATGAAGGTAATCCTTTTGAAATACATGTAAAAGATAATTGGAGCCATGAAGAAATTTTAGCTACATGGCCTAGTAAGATAAAAAGGTCTTACATAAAATCTCGCAAAGCGATCCTAGGCGTTTACTGGTTATCAAATGAAGAGCTTTGATATTGTCTTTCAGGAATCAGAAAATCAGCTAACTGGGCGTAACCTAGATGAAGTGTTTAAATCATTTAGAGATCAACCAGGTCCTTACCATTTTTTAACAGCAACTAAAACCCAATACTGGCATCCAGATACAGAAGCATTAGAAATATCTAATTCTGTTAATCAGGAGTTAACCCAACAGTATTTAAAGAAAGAAAAACCTTTGCTAGGATATTCTAGTAAAGATTATTATGTTCCGCTGGATCATGTTGATTCAAGACATATAATGATGAGCACAATTATCTTTTCAACTATAGGAAAAGAAATTGACAAAATCGTTGAAATAGGTTCCGGCTTTGGCAACTGGATTAGACTGAATACTGACATCATAAATTATAATAATTGGACCATGATAGATTTAGATTTCGTATCTAAATTACAAAAATGGTATGTATCTCAAACAGTTAAAAGTCGAGGCTCTATTAATTACGTATCCTCTGATACTGAGCAATACAATCAATGGCTCAATAATCTAGATAGTATTGATCTTGTTATAGGAGCCCATAGCCTTAGTGAGTTTTCGTTGCCTGTATTTGAAGACTATTTCAATAGTATTTTGCCTAAAACAAAATATTTCTTTTACGCTACGCATAATACTCAACCTAGTAAATCGTTAGTGTATAAAAAATTAGAAATGATAAACAATCATTTCAATCCTATTGTATCTATTAGTTCACAACACGGAAAAGTTTCAAACATACTGTTTCAAAGAAAAGACAAATGACCAAAGACGTTACTGTAGTAATAACTTCCTGCGGAAGAACAGATCTTTTAGAAAGAACCTTAGAATCATTTTTTAAGGTCAATACCTATCCCATTAAAAGAGTTATCATCACTGAAGATAGTGGTATACCTCAGGACTTTTCAAAAGTTAGATCCTTAGTACCTTGTGAATTAGACATAATCGAAAATGCGGTCAATTTAGGTCAGATCAAATCGATAGACCTAGCATACGCTAAGGTAGATACTGACTATATTTTTCACTGCGAAGAAGATTGGGAATTTTATAAGTCTGGGTTTATTGAAAAAAGTTTTGAAATATTAGAAGCAGATCCTAAAATTTTTACAGTATGGCTCCGCGGACATCACGACACTAAAAATCATGCTATCATGAAAGATGAACGATTTGAATTGCCAAACGGTGATTACTATTACCTAATGAATCAATATCATAAAAAGGTATGGTGCGGATTTACATTTAATCCCGGATTAAGAAGAACTAGCGACTGTATGAAATTTCACCCATATGATAGTTTAGAAGTTAAAATTATTAAAAACGGACTATCAGTAATGGGAGAAATGGATATGAGTATCTATTATCAAGAGCAGGGATACAGAGGTGCCATAACTAGCAATGAAGAAGGATATGTTAGGCATATAGGAGGAAAGAGGCATATACCATTGCCTTGGCAATTATGAAAGCATTTGTAATTAGATTAAACGGTGTAGAAGAAAGCGAACGTTTAGCAGACGATTGCATTGCTAGCGGACATGAACACGGTTTAACGATTGAAAAATTTGACGGTGTTTATGGCCTAGATTCTATTCAGCAAGCAATGCAGGATTTAAATGTAAAACCATTTTCTGCAAAGATGAAAAAAGACAGACTAGGCGTTAAAGGCTGCTTCCTTTCTCATTACTCTTTGTGGATTCGATCGCTTAAGACAAATGAATCAATAGTAGTGTTTGAACATGACGGCATGATGCTAAGACCGTTGCCTCCTAATATTGAAGAAATGTTTGATGAATTTTTGTTACTTGATCCTTATAATAAATTTACAGGTAATTACGGCGAACAGCATAGATTAGATTATAGGCATCCGTTTGTTATAAAAGAATACAGCAGTCCTGAGTCTAGAAAAAAATACGGAATTAGTGCAGAGTATGCAATGGGCCTACAGGCTTATATTATTAAACCTAAGGCAGCACAAAAACTTATTGATAGTATTTCAATAACAGGTTTCTTTCCTGCTGACATGCAGTGTAATAAGGATATCGTAAACCTTCAAACAATATACCCAAGCGTAGCGTCAGTCAATAAAATCTTTTATAAAAATGCATCATTAATGCACGAGTTAAGTACAACACAAAAGAAATGGATTTAAGACTTTACAGAAATAGAATACAGTAT